AGTGACAGTAATCAACAAGAAAAACGTCAACGGTTTGGACGCCGTCTATATTGGCCGGCCCAGTGTTTTTGGCAACCCGTTCTCGGTGAGGATTGTGATTGACCTGCGTAATTGACCTGAGAGTAAGACCCTCAGGCATCAACGGGCGGTATTTTTTCTTCCAAAGGCTTTCTCATGGCTCTCCTTCGAATTCGATGACGACCGTGTCGCCAGGTTGATGGTAGGTTTCTGTGATAGCGTTGCCGTCTTTGTCCACGACCTCGCTGTCGCCGTACTCTTCCAGTATTTCCTGCAGGCAGGAAATCAATTCAGACAGTTGCATATTGCTCCTTTTATAGGTCAGTGATCTAATCCTTGATTTTGTCTACTACAACAAAGAATGAAGGCGCTCCACCTTCGAAGCGTCCGGGTATGCCGGCTTAATGGTGCCGACGTGCTCGCCGTCCGACAGGACGTTGAAACCTTCCGTGGTGGGCTGGAAGGTAAGGTTCGGGTAATACCCTTCGATGTGCTGTCGTATTTCCTTGAAGGGTTTGGTCGAGGAGAAGCCCCACTCAAATTCTTGGGAGTGAAATTTTATTTCAAATTCTTTCACCTCGACTAGGTCGGTAAATTGGTTGGATTCGCCAACCCAGGACTGGCCATTCAAGGTCCATATCCGGTATTGCAGCTTCTTCCCCTTCCCCATATCGACCGAGCCTTTGACAGGGAATGTGACCTCCTCGCCGTAGGAATTATAGAGCTCGACGGCCAGGCCAAGGACCGGCCGGCCACCACAGGTGTACCTTTTTGCCGGGTCGATCCGCTCCGCCGGCGGGACCATGGCCGTGCCCCAGCGTTTTCGGAAGGTGTTGATGAAAATGTAGTTGCAGCCTGAGACGCACTCAAACCCCTCAGGGGCCTGGTGCCAGCTGCCCTGGAAGAAGTTTGAGGTACCACAGCGTGGGCACTTGAAACTGCAGGTCGAGCTGAGGACGCAGTCGTGCTCGCAGGGGTTGCCGGCTTTGCAGGCGCTGCAGGTGAAGCGTTCCTGGGCTTCTTCCCAGGTCATCCCTCTTTTATATTTCGGTTCCATCAGGTTCTCCTTATCAGGTCAGCCCAAAGGGCGGACAGAGATGTTGCATCCCGAATAGTATTATCCATAGCTTCCCGCCAGGCCTTGGACACTTCCGCGGCCAGCTCACACATTCGCTCCTGCTGTTCTGGGGTCAGGGGCGGAACTTCGCCACCGAACCCAGATACAGTCTTAATTATCTCTGCCGGCATGAATACAGGATCTCTGGCCGTTGTGTAGGTCCGGAGTGTCGTGTCCGCCGGCTGCCTGGGTCGAACTGGCGGGGAGATAGGTCGCTGACCTATTTCCGGCAGCTTAGGCTTTTTGGCTGGTTTGAATCTGTGGCGCCTCAGCGCCCGGGAGTTCGACATCGCTCTCCTCCTCAGGGAAAAGTTGAATTCCTTCTTGTCGCATCGCTGACGCGATCTCATTTTTGATTGCGTCCTCGAGGTTTTTACGCCTCGGCAGGGTGGTGACGACATTCAGCATATTGTCATGAGCAATCCGGACGTCGCTGTCGCCCGCGTCATTTAAGCCAGGGAGATAGGTCGAAAACTGGAGATTCAGTTGGGTGGAATCACGTTGGAACAACCCCCAATTGTACAGGTTGTGATTAAAATATTGTTTAATCAGGTGCTTACCAACAATCCAATCCAGTGGCATGGGAGTCGGTGTGCCGTGAAAGTCCCGGAGAAAATTATTAGCCAGCAGCCTGGTCTTTTCATCAAAAAAGAACTTGGCAGCCATCCGGAACGCCGGGTCAACCCAACCATTGCTCACTGTGAGCTTGGCTTTGTTCAGGTCCTGGCGGTTGAACTTGACCAGGACGTCCAGCTCACGAGTTGGCAGCTTGGCGACTGCGGACAGCACAAGCCACCTGCGGCTATGCGGTCCAAGAATAAATCGATCGAGCCGGCCAGTATCATTTGCAGCCAGGTGCCGCAACAACAGCTGGCCGATATAATCGGCTGTGGAAATTTTCATACTCAACTCCAGGAGATGGATTTGTTGTGGGCCGCAGCCCATTCAAAGACACGAAGCAGCCGTTCCCGCCGCTCAGGGTCGTATATAGTTGATTTCACTAAAGGAATTGCAGCTTTTACTTTGGCCGGCGTCAGCCGGCCGCAGTATTCATGAGCACCTGTAGCTGCATAGATGAACCCCACCACTGTCGCATTTGCAAAGTTCGCGCTGTAGATGTCCTCCTCGACCTCATACTCCCCTCGTCCTTTACACACACCACAAATTGAATCCGCCCGCGCACTGGTGTCGCCCTCTTCATCCAGTTGGGCACAAATATGGCATTCATAGGTAGTGAGCTGTTTAGGGCCATTTTCGACCCGGAAAGTGATCGACATACTACTCCTTTTTTAGGTTATAGCCTATTTTAGGTTGCGGCTTAAGTATGTAGGAATGCTCGAATTTTTTCAACTGCTCCCGAGCAATTTCCTCAGTTTCGCAGACTATTACATACATCATGGAGTTGGGCGGATCAACCACCACATTCCAGGTTGTCTCACCCCACAATGGAATGACTTCCTTATTTTGGTAGCGCCGCCTGGCCGCCGCCTGTTGATGCCAAGTGGACATGGTTACTCCTCCTGGAATTGAATGGCTGCCAGCTGATCCGGTTCAATCTCAGGCGTCAGCCTGCCGGCCAGCACCCCAACGATAAACGCTTCCCGTATAACCATTTGCAGATCAATTTCCATGTTGATTTCATTCGGCATGGTTGTTTCCTCCTCGCAGCAACGCTGCGGCGTGGTTGATTATTATATGCTTGTAGCGCCGGCCTTTCGCGGCAGGGACATGAACCATACTGCTGCTGTACCAGCCCAACCCTATAGACCTGGTTTTTACATTGATAGTCACGGCGCCCTGGCCCGGCCATTCAAGGAAGAACAGCTCTGGCTTGCTGGTGTGCTCGACTTTCCAGCCCGATGGTGCAAACGGCTGCAGGTCACTTGCTTTAATCATTGTCGGCATTCCTTCTGTAAAATGGGCGGGCTTTGACCTTCAACCGGTTGAGGACAAACATGGGATCTTTAATGGGGATGTTGTCGCAGTGGACCTTGACCGCGTCCTTGATGTACTTGGCAGCTTCAGTGAACGTTGCCATGGGCGGCATCTCTATTGTTACCAAAAATTCCTGTCTTGCCATGGTGGTGTCTCCTTTTTAGGTCATTGACTTATTTTTACGGTGCAGCTCACTTACCTCACGCCAGTATTTATGAATGGCGTTGGTTATGAGCATCTCAGAGAACTCGTCTGGTTCGCTTGGTTTGTTGCCACCAAACCAGGTGGACTGTAATGCTGGGGAAACCAACTGAAAGAAACCCTCGGCCTTATGGTGAAATGGCATACTGCCGTTTCTTCCTATCCAGTGGGCTGTCACATAGGATCGCTGTATGGCTGGGCCATTACTTACCCTGAACTCCATGATTTTTATGATCGGCTTCAAAAGTTCGAATGACTCTACCATGTACTGTTTTAGGGCGTCTGACCTATTTAGGGCCAGGACCAACTGTACGGCTAGATACTGTGCCGCTGTTCTTGTGTGGGTTGATGGGTTCAGCGCCGGCAGGGTAGCCAACACGGGCGAGACAAAGTTCCGCATCTGGATTTTGCAGTAGGCGCGGGTATGGTTGTCCTTTATAGCCAGGTCCTCGGAACGGAACCGGCACCGCCACAGCTCAAGGTTGTCGGGTTGGAGCTCGAAAATAAACTCGACAGGGGTTGGACAGAACAACTTTGTCTTGAACTTCAGAGCGGTGGCCGGCTGGGCCAGGAACTGAAAGTGGGCGAAGCCGGAGAATTCAGATACTTCGGTTGTCATAAAGTTGGCCAGGGCCAGGCCGGGCAGCTCAGCAAGTTCGTGTAGCATGTCAGGAAATCCTCATTGTTGACGTTTACGGAAACTACTGCCAAAGGGTGTTGCTCCATTGGCATAAAATAGTTTAATAAAACCACACGGTTAGGGTGGGTAAAACGGAAAATGGCAGAGCCCTGGCAGACAGCAAACCCACGATTGGCGTGGGTTTGCGGGTTTTTCTGCCAATAACAACACATTTTCAAAACACATTTTCATTTGAGATTTTTTTTCCCCGCCAGTGGCGCGAGAAAAAAAAAAAAATCGTTACTCATCTTTAATTTTAAAAACCGACGATCTTGATAGGAAAAATACGATGTGGCCATTGTACCGTGTTTTTCGACATAAAGGGTAAATGATTTCTCGACATTTCGGCCATTTTATAACCATTAGAGGGTGCCATTTCTGGCATTTTTCTGCCAAAGTGCCTAGCAAAACCCCCCAAAAAGGAGCAGAATCGTAAAACCTAACTTCGTTTTGCTCCCTTCCTAACAACTATTTAATTGATGGATTTAGGCCGTTTTGGACATATTTGATCAATTATATTGATGAGTGTGTGATTTATGACACACTTCGCACCATTTATATGCAGGAACCTGACATCGATGCAGTGGTTGAAATTTGGGGATTTTGGTGATAACTTTGATAATGGGCGGCGCAAATTTTTTGCACAATTCGCACAACAACCCCTTAAAAACCCCTCAAAATGGAGCAGAACTACCCCAGAATTGCCCCAGAAACACCTCAAAATTAATAATCGTTATCATTGTCCAAAGTACGCCGAGCATACTCTCGACAACGACAACGATTGGACTAAAACGGGCCATACACGGCCTGTATTCTTTCATGAAATAGCGATTTCACCCCGTAGAAGTCCAAAAAACCGTCGTCATCCTAAGTTTTCTCGAATGCGCCATCTACATTCTGCAGAGAGCAACCTATCCCATCATCGCCCACTATAGGCTAGGGTGGTGGCTCAGACATTTCTATTCTACTGGTGGATGTCTCCAATTACGGGCTTAGCTCTCTGCTATCGAACGCTTAGGACGTTCTTTCACCCAACCTTGGCATCATTACTGCCATGGATTCAGTAGTTTCCCAGATGTATAATGTTGGCCCTGAGGGAGTTGGCGGGCTATCAGACATCCATAATTTCTATCTCCATTGAATTTTGATTTGAAAAAGAAAGCCAGTGGGTCATTTTGACCCGCTCGATTTCGCTTTCAACGTCGACCTCGACAGCGCTGTCGAGGTCGATATTTAGGTCATTGCCCTAATTCATGTTGTTGATGATGCTGACGGCCTGGCCAACTGTCACGCCGTAGTCCCTGGCGATTTCCAGAAACCGCTCATTGATGTCCTCTTTGTGGTCTGCACAAGTTGCACATGTCCTGACATTGGATCTGCCAGACAGATTTCCCCTCACGGCCGACGGCCAGGACGGTAACGAGGGCGAGCAGACAACAAATTGCATTTTTCATATTGCAGTTCTCCTTTGAAAGTTTCAAATCCGAAAATTTACAAAATTTGCAGATCTCAAATTTTCACCTGGAAATTTACGTTTGCCAGCCAAGGTAATTGATGAGGTTCAAAATAAAACCTGGAAATATTTCTTGCCCGGATTTAGTTTTGATCGGTTTTAGGTTTTAGGTTATGACCTATTTCCTTGTTTATACTAGGGTGCTCACACCAACGCTACCTGAATACTAAGGGCATGATTGTGGTGTGAGCACCGGCGAAAGCGTGGGCGTGGGCGCGAAACGACGAAGTCGAGGGCGACCGGGAATTCCCGGTCGCCTTCGTTTTCGTTTTCGTTTAGGCTGTCGCTTGCATCAGGTTGCGGGCCGGTTGGGATACCGCGACCATTCCTGGCGTCAGGGTTGCCTTGAGCGCTTTCAAGGATGTTGCGGCAAGAACTGATTTTTTGAGCGCTTGATATTCAGCGATAGTACAAGCGCTTTCATGCCGAGCTCGTTCGAGTTCGAGGGTAAGGTCGGCTACTTGCTTGGCAAGGTTTTCCGCTGCGGTCTCCGCTTTGGCTACTTGTGCGGACGCAATTTTTTTCGCTTCATTAGCCGCTTTCGTGGCCAACGCTGCCGTACTCTCCGCTTGTTTCAAAGCGCTTTCCGTCGTCTCAAGACGGATGATTGCTTGTTCCGCTTGCAAAGCTTTTTCCGATCTTTCAGCGGCTGCTTTTTTATCGGCTGCTTTTTTATCGGCTATTTCTTGAGCGGTGTTAACCGTGATTATCTTACCTTTAAAGTTAACAGTTTCGCCGGCCGTCAAGGTATGAATGGTGCAAGTGTTACCTTTGATTGCCAAAGCTTTACCAGGGAAAACACGGGCAAAAGATCTTTGCCAAGAGATCTTGGTTGTTTGTTTCGCCTGACCACTTTCTTTCCCCGAACCATCAAGAAAAGTTGAGGTAGTCAATACCTTGGTTAACTGCGCTTCAATAACAACCAAGGATACCAGGGACAAAGCCTTATCATTGGCAAGGTCAATACTATCTTGCTTGGCAAGTCCGCTGTTATAAGTTTGTACGAATGCTATTACTTCAGGAAGTAAGCCGTTTACGTTGTAGCGAATGGTGTTCATTGTGTTCATAGTCTTAACTCCTCTTGATGTTGGTTGTTGTTTTAGGTTATTGCCCTAAAATATTGATAACGATTACTAAAAAGAATTGGTTGCCTTGCCCGTGACAAATAGAAGTGATTCAACAAGACAAGTGAGAATTATTATTGTGAACATGTTTACTCCTTTGCGTACCTGGTACGCTTAAATTTTTAGGTTATTGCCCTAAACTGTCCAGGCCACCCCTGGCGAAAAATCCTTTGAACCGGAGCCGCAACCCCTCACTAACCCCCACCACATACTCAACCTCCAAAAACCAAAAATCCGTTTTTGATAATCACACCCCAAAATTTTTTGACCATATCCCCACAAAAATCCGTTTTTGATAATCACAACCCCAAAATTTTTCTCCAGAAAATTTCACAAAACTCTTTATTGATAATCAAAAAGCCCTTATAATCCCGAACATGGAAACGAACGCACTCTCAAAATACCACCTGTGTGAGCCACACAGTTGCCCGATGATCTCGACGTGTCCGAGAGGACCGACCCCGAACGCCCCCTGTTTTGTCAAGGATGAGTACGGCAAGTACGTGGACCAGGTCATGGCCCAGGTCTTTACCGGGATGGAAAAAAGTCCGGAAGCGACGCTCCGGATAAATATTCTGTTGAAACCTTTGTTCGAGCAGCTCCTGAAACTGCGGATGGCCGAACTGGGGTTCTCAGTATTTACTGGAGTGAAGATCAGCAGCATTTATAGTGAAATTCGCAAATGCATCATGGCGATAAACACTGTGCTGTCAGAGACCGTGAAATCCTACAAAGTCGATGTTCCGGACAAGAAGAAGATTGAAGATGGGGGAGCCCTCGGTGTCCTGCAGGGTAAAGGTTACTACGAGATGCTTTGTTACGATGGCAACGCCAGCGTCGAAGATCGTGTGGGGCCAAATTAATTCTTGACTTCACTACCCTATCATCGTAAGATCCCTATTGAACAACGGTCTTGCCAGCCGTGATTCCTCTTTTTCCGTTGAGCGACCACCGCTCCTGCAGTAACCCAACCCGGGCTGCTCCTCCCGGGTTGGGCCTTTCACCTTTTCTCACCACCTAAACCCCTCCGTCGCCGCGGAGGGGTTTTCTTTTTTTTTTTTTTGTTTGACATCTAAGACTTCCAGGAAGTAATTTATCCGTGTTAGTTATCATCTGGTCACAACACTGAAAAGGAGAACCCACGCCAATGGGTTCTCCTTTTGTAGTTTCTACTTGATTAATACTGACATATTCGGTATGTTGATTAGATGTGTCTGAAACAAATTTAATCAAGGAGATTGTATGAACAAAACAGAAATAAAAGCAGCTAGACTGTGTATTTGGTGTCAAAAACCAAGAGGAATAGATGGGACAGCGAGCCACTGTAGACTTTGTGCAAAAAAGTTTAACGCGGATTGTCTCGCTCGCAAGAAAAGAAAGATAGCTGAAGGTTTGTGTTCGGCTTGTAATAAACCTCGAGGACCTTGGGGCACCAACACCCACTGCCAAGAATGTGCGGAAAAAGCCAGAAACCGATCAAGTAAAAATTCAGATATGCGACTTAATTTAGGGCTGTGTGCAGAGTGTAAAAAACCTATTGAGGACGCTGGTAGGAAAAGATTATGCGCAGCCTGCGCCCCAACAGTAAATAAAAAATTAAGTGGTAATAGACACAAATGGAGGGTGAATCGGGCGGCAACAGGTAGATGCACAGAGTGTGGTGGAGAGCGGGAGCCTGGTAGTGAGTTCCGATTGTGCCGGGGCTGCAGGACCAGTGATAACGGGAAACCTTGGGGATCAAATAAAGGAGTATGTCACGGTTGTGGTGGAGAGCTGGATACTAATTTAAGGCATTGTTCTAGTTGTCTTATACGTCAATTTGTAGGTAATGCCGGATTAACTGCGTATCATCTACCAATTCTTCTGAAAAAATTAAAAGACCAGGATAATAAGTGTTACTACACCGGAGTCCCGTTGGTAGCAGGTATAAACTTATCGATAGATCACATTATTCCAAAATCTTCTCTGGATTACCCCGGTAACAGGTACCTACCAAACATAGTGTGGTGTGACACCACAATCAATAAAAAGAAGTCAGTGAAATCATTAGAAGAGTTCAGAAAATACTGTAAATTAAGTAAAATAAAGTTGGTTATATAGAAATTTTGTGGGTACTGAAAAGCCTTAGTTTCCTGAGTGCCCGGGAAACTAAAGCTTTTTTATTTTTATCAAAAAGTTTATAAGAACGTATGTATTTTTAAAATAATTTAGGAAAACTTGAGGAAGTATGGAAGAAAATACCCCATTTCAAGAGATGTCCCCACAGCAACAGGAGGTTGCAATTCGGGCAAAGATGCGTTTTTATCAAACAGCCCCACTTGGGGCTGAAACTTGGATAGAAGATCACATCCATACAAACATACTAGATTTTGAGATTGGAATAGAGAGGTGGGTGCCAATTGGTGACTTAAATAAAATGTTGACGCCACACCCTGTTACCGGTCGGACATATTATGCCATGTGGAAATGGCAGAAAGAAAATTATATCCGGCCGGCTACCTCCCGAGACGAGCATGGTATGCTTCTGTACCACACCGTAGTACTTTGTGCTCCGCGGGGGGAAGGAAAAAGCTATCAAACTTGCTTACTTATCCTTTGGCGTTTCTTCTGTTTACCAGCACAAACCATCATTCTTGGCGCCAACTCCAAAGACCAATCCAAGTTCGCTTTGTTTGATATCCTAGCTAAGCTGATCCGGAACTCACCCAGGCTCATCGCTATCCTCGGGGAAGAAAATATTCTTGAAAAAGAAATACGCCTTAGAAATTTCAAGGGCGAGGTCGTGTCCAGGATCATAGCCGTATCAGCGTTCACGGGAATATATAGCAATATCACCAGTTACGGTTTTTCTGAGATCTTTGGAATGACCAACCCGAAGTTCTTTTATCAGTTGGATTCCTCCCGGCGAAACATCCCCAACTCCCAAGGCTACATCGATTCAACAGTTTCGGAAAAAGGCCACGTCCTACACACGCTCTACGAGGCCTCGCCGCTGGTTAAGAATACCGATCCGGGGATTCTGTTCTGCTACCGTTTTTCAACAAAGGCCAACGAGGCAGACTACCTCCATCCGTGCAACACCCAGCAGCAGCTCGACTCATTCCGGACCAAATTCACGCCGGCGGAGTTCGCCAGGTATTTCAAGAACACCTGGACGCTGATCGATACGGAAGTATTTACCCGGGCGTTGGTCCTCAGCCAGCGGTACATCGGTTACAACGGGGTCCTCGGCATGCAGTCTCATGTGCTGAAGAACTGTCAGATGGTGGCGAAACTTGAAAACGAGCAGGAGACTGACGACCTCCGGGACAACCGGTCCCAGATAGATCTGCTCCTGTCGCAGTTAATGCCTATTCCGTACCAGCTTGATCTGGACTTTCACCCGACCTGCATCGCCATGCACGACCTGGCCTACCTGTCCGACCTGTACGACACCAACTGGGCGGTCGGGGTCGGGGTCGACTTCGCGGACCCGTTGAAAGATGAGATCAACAAAGGGGCGAGGACGATTATGTCCTTTATCGTCAAAGGGCTGCCCGGGTCCAGGTCGCAACCGGACCTCCACATCACCCTCGGCAACGGCGCCCGCTACATCTACTTCCTGATCCATCTCGTTCATGTTGAAAACAATGAGGCGTCTGTGGTCCAGGAGAAAATGGAGGATTTTTGCTATGAATTTGGATCAATTCAGACGTTCTGTTCTGAGCGGTGGGGAGCCGGCGAACTTAGAAAATACTGTGATGAAAACGACATCGCTATTGAGCTTATCTCCCCCACCTACGATAAGCAACGAACAGGATTTAATGAATTTTATCGACTCGTTACCTCCGGTTTCTTCAAAGCTCCACCCACCTGCATCCGTGGTAATGAAAAAGACGACATCATGGAAGAAGAGCAGGCGGCTTTTCGGCATGATGTAGTGAAAAAATGGTACGGTTCGCTCACCAAGAAGAATCCCAAGGGGGTCCAGGACGATGTCATGTTCTCGATCTGTTGGGGAATATACGGACTTCGTGAGGTGACTCCGGACAACTTCGGCGCCCATAGTGGGAAAGTGTTTATGGGGCAGATTGTTAATAATAACGATATGGTAGGGAAATATTAATGAATGACTTGACGGAATTTGATCAAAAACTGGATGTTCTGGATGGGTTGTCGGACGCTTCTCTCGATGTCATCATGGGCAAGATCGGTGCATTGACCCCGTGGCAGGGAGACCCGGCCGGATCCCTCGCTGGCACCGGCGGCCAGGCCACGGACGAGGACGGGTTCAAGCTCGGTATCTTGGGAGAGGATTTTTCCTATAATGGATTCCAGGAATGGCAACAGGCCTGTTGGGTCAAGTTTCACAACAACCCCTTTGTCTTCACCTCGGTCATGGATACGACAGGGCGCCTGGCCGGCTACGGTTTCGAGCAGGCCAGCACCTACCCAAAGGCTCATGATTTTATCCAATCGACCTGGAAGGATCCGCGGAACATGCTGGTCCAAAATTTCAGCAAGTACATTGCCAGGTCAGTAATACAAGGCGAGCTTTTCCTTATCCTCTCCATCCACAAAGATGGCTTTGTCGAGATCGACTTCGTCAGCCCGTCGACAATCAAAGGGTTTGAGAATGGGTCGGGGATTCTCACACCGGAGCGAAAGCCTACCTTCCCGCTTCTTTACCGAATTGAGGCCAAGATCGCCGGCAAGACGGAGACCAAATACGTGCCGTCGATCAACCTGGCTTACTACCCAGATTTGTGGGAATCTACTGTGAAAACGCACCCGCAGTGGCGGCCGGATATGCTGGCTCAAATTCTTGGGCGAGACGATGACGCGAAGTTTGAAAAGATCGGGAACTACACCCAATTCATGATTCACTTCGACCAAGGCCTGGTCACCTCTCGCAACGTCGGCCGGCTGAAGGTTACCCTGAAGTGGCTCGAGCACTACGACAACATCAAGATGTGGGAGCTGGATCACAAGAAATCGTCCGGCGCGTACCTCTGGACGATTGAGGTCGTGGACCGGGCCGCGTTCCGGTTGTGGATGGCGATGTCTGAGGAGGATCGGAAGAAGACAGGTCTCATGCAGAAAAAGGTGCCGGGCGGGACGGTAATGCTGCCGCCCGGGTTCAAGCTCACCTGCAACAACCCCAAGCTCGCCTCGATCACCAACCAGGACGACGACATTCTCCGGATGATCTCCGCCGGCATCAACACTTCCGAGGATGTGATGACTGGGAGCAGCTCGGGCCAGACCTACGGCGGGGTGAAGATGAGTCGCGGGCCAATCAATGACCGGATCGCCGACCAGATTTCTGACCTGGAGAAATTTATGGTCTATACTTTCTGGCGGGGGGCGATGTGGTTGCATTCCAAGACCGGAAATATGAATTGGACCGTGGCTGAGGAGCGGGCCTATAAGTTTGAGGGTGGGGAGCCGAAATTTAAAAAGGTTCAGGTCGAAGCCCATGAGACCATCACCATCAATTTCCCGATCTCTGAAATGGGCGACATGGAGTCGAAGACGAAGGCGATGCTTGGAGTGAAGCATGGGCCGCTCAGCCAGGTGCTCGGGATCTCGAACATGACAGTGGCCAAACGCCTTGGGTTCCAGAATTATCACCAGAATAGGTTGCAGCTGGCGACAGAAGAGAAGTTATATCCAAAGCTTACTACCGATCTGGAGGCTGAGCAGATGGCTGAAGGAGTGCAGGAACCTAATGCGGGTGGGCAGAGCCGGCGTTCCGCCGGGGCAGAGCCGGCCCCGGCCGGACCCGATCCAAAACAATCTGATCAACCGGAAAAACCAGCAGCTAAGAAGCCGGTAAAGCCTACAAAACCCATTACCCAAAAGGTAGATAAAACTTGACTTTTTCGCGGTCCCTGATATCTTTGCCATAACCTACAAATATAAGGACTTAGGACATGCCCAAATCACTATCGAGAATTGCAGCTGTTTTGTTGAATGAACCCTGGGGGATTCTGCCCCAGTGGCTCCAGGAAATGTATGCAATTTTCCTGGCACATAACAATGACCTGAGTGCTTTGACCAACCTCGAAGGTGTCTTTGCTCGGGGCATTCCGGAGAAAACGGAAGATGAAACGGCGCTGGCTTATAGCCGCCGCCGGCGCGGGGTGTACCGGCGCGGAACCACCGCGATCATTCCGATTCAGGGGCCGATCTTTCCGAAAGCGAACCTTATGACGGATTTCTGCGGGGCAACCTCGCTCGAGAACATCATGGGCGACTTCCAGGAAGCGTCAGCGGACGACGACATCCGCAACATTGTTTTTCCCGCCAACTCCCCGGGCGGCGTCGTCACGATGGTCGACGAATTTTCAAAGATGTTGGCCAAGTCGAATAAACCGACCTTTGGTCACGTCTCTGGCATGGGCGCGTCCGCGATGTATTGGATCCTCTCCCAAATGGGGGAGGTAAGCCTGTCCCCCACCTCCAGTGTGGGGAGCATCGGCGTCATCATGTCGATGACCAAATATAAGAAAACAGACCCTGAGGCATACCCGAAGGAATTGCAGTTTATCAGCTCCATCAGTCCAAAGAAAAGGTTGGACCCTGAATCCAAAGAGGGCGAAGCCGAAATCTACACGATGGTGAACAAGATCGCCGAGGTGTTTGCTGGGAGTGTAGCTGTTGGTCGAAAAGTCAGTCTTGAAACTGTTTTGGAGAATTTTGGTAAAGGTGGCATGATCACCGGCGACACGGCTGTTTCCGTGGGCATGGCCGATCGTGTCGACACGCTCGAAGAGCTTTTGACTCGATTGGACGAGGACAAAGCCACATTCTATTCATATGGAGAATCCACAATGAAATATCCTGAGTACAAAGCAAAATTCCCCGGAGAATATGATGCTCTTCGGGCCGAGATCCTGTCCGAGGGCGCTGTAACCCTCTCCCAGGTCACCACCCAAGTCACTACCCTCAGTACCGAGAACGCCAGGCTGAAAGCGGACCTTGAGAAGGCGCAGGTCATCGCTGCCGAGCAGGGCGCCCAGCTTCGCAAGCTGGAGAAAGAGAGTGCGATCAAGGCCGAGAAGTCCAACGCGCTCCTGGCCGAGACCATTTTCGGCGAAGTCTTCAAAGCCTCCAACATCCCCGGCCGGCTTGAGGACAAAGTCCGCAAGACCAGTCCGGAGCCCGAGGCCTTTACCAAAGACGGCGTACTCGACGCCGAAGGCTACAAAGCTGCCGTCACCGCCGAGGTTGCTGACTGGGCCAAGTCCCTGAACGTCAAGGCCACTGCCGCGCCGACCAAGCCGACCGTACTGAAAGGTGTTGGCACCCTGGGCGCCGAGGGCGATGAAGAGGGCGACGAGGCCGTCGCGGACGCTACCGTCGACGCTATGCTGGCCCGTATCGGGATTAAAGACAGCGCCACAAATTAAGACCCCAATAAACCCATAACTTTTTGGAGAAAATACCATGGAACGAAGTGGTTTAGGCGGGTCGACCCCGCAGTTTAATCAAAGTGGTCGGAGCCCCGGGCTCCAGCCCCTTTACCATTCCTATGTTGAGCAGGCGCTGATCCTTGACGGGACCATCCTGCCTGGGTTTGGTGTCTTGAAACAAGGAACCGTCATGGCCACCTATGGCGAGTACCTTGTCCCCTGCACCCCAACTACCATCAGTGCCTTGGACGTGAGTAGAGCGTTCCTGGTTGCCGGCGTGACTGCGGCTGCGGAGTTGCTGGTGACAAATGAAGCTGCCCTGAAATTTAAGGTTGGTCACGTAGTCGTTGTTTCCGACACCGACAACACCTATACCGACTGCGGTGCCATTACCGCTATTGATAAGGACGTTACCCCCGGGATCACCAAGATTACCGTAACCAACGTAGTAACAGCCACCGTGGCTAAGCTCGCCAACGTTTACCACAAGGCGGGCACGACCGGGAAGTTCAGCACTGCCACCTGTATCATCGATCAGTCAGTCGATACCGGTGGTGCTGAATATCCGACCCCCGCGGGGGCCAACGTATCAGTCCTCTTTTCCAATGCCGTGCTGTATACCACTGCATTGACAGGAATGGATGCTGCGGCCATCACTGCTCTTGGCGTTGTCGTCAAAGGCCAATACACCATTCTGAAATAAGAGAGGAACATAACTATGAAAGGATCAGCGGGAATTCCTGAGCTCCAGCTCACAACGCTCAACAAATTGGTCTCGAAGTTACCGGTTGCCCCAACCTTGACTTTCACCAATATGTTCGGTTCCGCCAATGCGGAATCTGACTCGATTGAATGGGAAGTCGAATACGGTTCGGCCGGTATGACTCCGTTCGTTGCCCCGGGCGCCGTCGCCCCGAAGATCGGGCTTGACGGTATCGGGTCCGGGTCGGTCAAGGTCGCCTACATGAAAGAGGCCGGCTTCCTTGACGAGACCATTCTCAACAACCTTCGCCAGGTCGGTACCGATCGTGGCCGGGAGACCGGTCAGCGCCAGGTGGCCAAGCTGGTACAGAAACTCCGTAACCGTATGGACCGTCGGCGTGAGTGGATGACTGCCAACGCCATCCTGCACGGCGGTTTTGAGTATCTGAAGAAAGGTGGTACCAGGATTACCGTCAACTACGGCATCCCCACCACCCACAATGTAACCTTGGCTGCAGCCCGTAAATGGGTTGGCGGTGCCAGCAAGAATATCCTCGAGGACGTGCTCACGGGCAACGAAGTTCTCCGGGATGACGCCGGCATCCGGGCCAAGTACAATACTTTGAACAGCACTCTGCTCAAAACTCTGATGCTGGACACCACCATCCAGGGCCTGCTCAAGAAATCTGAGTTTGGCAACGGTGACCTGTTTCAGCGTCCCGCCGATGTTATCGGCACCCTCATGGGCGTCGGGCCGTTGAACGTCTTCGATGACTTCCATGAGATCGATCTTGTACTGACCGCGAACGTGGCGATCGGCGCCACCGTGCTCTATGTCACGAACTCCGAGGATGTCGCTGTCGGAGCCACTGTCCGTCTCTACAACAACTCCCTAACCAATACCTGGGAGGATCGAAAAGTAGTTTCCACCCAACCCGACGCCGGAACCATCACCGTGGGTGTGGCAACCACAGCCGCCTACGTTGCCGGCAAGGATGCTGTTCGAATTCGTGAAAAAATCATTAAAGACAACGAATTCATTATGTGGTCTGATACCAATGCTGACGGTGAAAAAATTGCCGAAACAATGCTGTCGCCGTTTGGTATCGGCAGGCATTATGGCGTCACCATCGACACCAAAGACGAGTTTGACCCGGAAGGCACCATTGTCCGAATCCAGAATAAGTCTTTGCCTGTTGTGTATCATCCTGATTGTATGTATAAAATGATTGTGTACTAACAGGCTTCCGTCTGTTTAAATCGGAAAGGCCCGGCCCGTAGCGGGGCGGGCCTTTTTCATTTCATCTGACCAGCGAGGTGCTCCATGGCAAAAAGAAGGGTTTTAAGATTGAAGACTACGATGATGTTTAGTGGGCAGCTCGTTATGGTGCCTGGGGATTATGAAGGTGACGCGATCCCGCCGGAGCTCGAGGAAGAGTTCGAGTCCGGATCTCCGCATGTGGAGGAGGTCGTTACGGTGTTGAGCGCCGGGGCCGAGCCGGCCAAGGCTCCACGTAAAAAGAAATCGGGCCCAGGTGTAACAGCGGCCGGCTCTGGCACGGCTGAACTGGGTGCCGGAACCCCCGGGGATAAAAAGGATGAAGTCATTCCTCCTGATGTGGATACGAAATCCTTGACCGGTGTTGACGATGACGACCAGGAGGCGGCCGCGGCCGAGGCCGAGATGGCATCCAAGATCGATCCAGCCAAAGATAATTTCTAAGGTAGGTGGGCGACATGGCTATTGCGGACACAGCAGCATTAAAAGCAAGAATGGCGGCCCTGATGGGGGTCGCCTGGTCCACCGCGTTATCCACTGACGCCCAGGATGGAGCGATTGCCCAGGCTCTTGAGGAGCTTGGGTGGGCGCTCCCTGTCACTGCCTCAAGGAAAGCTTACTGGCTTATTGAACGATGTAAACGTCACGCCCTGTACATCACCCTGATCACGCAGGCTGAGCGTTTCCAATACAGGCAGGTGAAACTGCAGAATAAATTTGAAAACTACTTCAAGCTGATCACCGAAGCTGACAAGGCATTTGCCAAAGCTCTTGAAGAAGATCCCGCCCTGATCGGTGTCATTGATGCCGAGACCAGCGCGCTGTTTGTCAGCGGCTTCATGATGAATCCGGCAGGTTTTGTCTATGACCAGATGGGAAGGGATCTGACATATGTCTATAGCTGATGAAGTCAGGTCTGTCCTGCAGGAAGTCGGGTCCGCGATCATCCTTCGCAAGTGGAACGGGGTCGAAGTCCTGGGCGAATATTTTGACGACACCAGTCACACCGAGCACACCAATCCAAGCATTCGGGCTTTCTTCTACGATTTCAGTTTCCATCACCCGACGGCGGCCGAGGTCGGCGACACCGTTATTTGGGGAGAGAACCCACACCAGCTTGAGATCCTGATCACTGCGATGGCGCCTCAGTTTTTTGCCAATGAAGTCGTTGAGTACATCGCATCAGGCTACGTGGTTAATACCAGGGGAGCCTTCTGGTATTATGACCAGGAGGACACCACGGACGACCCACCCGATCTGGATGAATTGACTGTCTGGAAGGTTCTGTACTCGGGCATTGAGATCCACGGCACTATCATGGACCGGTTGTTCCGGTCGATGGTGAAGTCTACTGCTGATGAGTCGATTGATGTGGCCCTGGAGCGTCTGCAGCTTTTTGTCAGTGCCCAGTTTACCAACGTCAAAATGGGCATGCAGTGGCGTTCCACCACCGGTCGGATCTATAAAGTAGACCATATTGAGGACCATAATTTCGTTGGTATCCGATCCGTTTTCCTCTCGGAAGAAACTCGCCCATGACCAAGAAGATCGATGAGAAGCGAGTTGGAAAAGCCATGTCGGGCACCCTCATGGCCTTTGCTTATGCCGTGGGTGGTGGCAAGGACAAGGACTTCTCTATCGGCAAATTCTCCAGTAATCTGGTGAGGAAAGGTCGAGGTTTAGGTGACTTAGCAAGTTCTTTCTATTATTTTGTGTCGAGTGGTAAAGATGCCGGCGGTGGCACACTCACACCGGCCATGGCCGCAGATGCCGTCATCTATATTCGGAATGGTATCCTTGAAGGTGGGCACAGTAAGCGATATAAAGGCCCGCCGATGAAAGAGCTGGGCGACAAGTATTCAATCTGGAAGCACAAGCAATCCCTTTTTAAAAGTAGTCCGCTGATGTCCTTGACTGGAACAACTGCGTGGGCCATCGGCGCCAAGCCGAGCGCCGGCAGGAAAATGGTCGTCACCTTGAACAATAACCTGATGGCGCCACCGGTGGAGCCGGGGGGAAAATCTGTCAAGGTCGGCGACTACGCCTATGTCCATGAGATGGGCACCGGCGGTTTTAAAGGGTTGGTGTCTCAGCGTCCTATAATTACTGGGACCATGTTGGGCTGGGTAGCGGAACGGTCAGGGACCTGGAAGAGAGCTCTTGAAAAATTGATGTGGGAGCTTGTCTGGGTGAATATGAAGGATACCCGGGGCGCCGCGGGGAAGACAGATTTTGCCGCTGACATTGTGCAGGTGAAAGATGATGATCAGCATGCCGGGGACCCAGCAGAAACCATCGCCAACATCATGCAGCAGAGGGCTGGGACCCTTGAGGTTCTGGCTAAGAGTATTTCAAATGAGGCCAGATCTCTCGTGGTCCGGACAGCGAAGGGGTCAAAGGGACATGTTTTTTCCGGTAATCAGAAATCTGTGATAAGATCAGCGTTGCGAGCTGCGTTATCCGGCAGCGGTTACAGTGCAACCGAGATCGACACCATCATAGATATCGCTCTCAGTGGCAGAATTCCAAACGAGTACCTTTTTGATTAGGAGCAGTCCATGCAAATATTGGAAGTAATACCAGTAGGTTTCCAGATAATTGTCGGTTATTCCTACAGTGATCTTAAGCATCTGAAGGTGATCATGGACAACATGACCTTCAACATGGACAGCAGCAATCCCGAGCATGTCGCGGCCGATCGCTATTTGCACAACCGGTTTTATCCTGAGCTATCAGCTACATTAAAAGAGCTTGATGCGAACAAGTCAGGATTTCCCGGATTGAAAGAGGAGGATGGTGATGGCCCTACACCCGACGCTCAGTGAAGAGTGTATTCAGTATTCGGTCAAGAAGTATTTCAAGGCCGGGTTGGAGGCTATTGACGGGGTCAAGGTCTACTTCACCTACGTGTATATGACCCCACGCAACAGCGTGACCGGTATAAATTTGCCGAGGTGGGCGAAATTCCACTTTGACGGGATTCACTATATTGACGGGCTCTCCGAGCTAAAACTGAATGCTTACATCTTTTCCCGGGGCATTCCGGATCAAATGTCTGCCGGCAAGCTGCTGGCCCAGACCAGGGATCTCCTTATTGAACATCTGGTCAATGTCGACCCGAACGGGAATGGTATAAAATCTATACCTCTGCTGGACTTACAGAACACTCGTCACTCAAGTATGGTTGTCACCTTTGGGCCACCCACGGATGAGGAGGTTGCTGACGATAAAACACTGTATCGGCACATACCTATGAGATTAAAATTCGCCACCATATGAGTCCACCATGTACATAGCCAGATGAGAAGTTTGTGGCAAGCAGTTGCTTGTCAGACAGGATAACGGGCTTTGGACTTTTAACTTTGGGACTTTTGGTCCTGATAAAAAACCTGTGGTGGAGATGGAGATTCACGGATCTGTGAGAATGACGTGCCTTAGGAAAAGTTGCAGGCACCTTAATGTATTTGATTTTTTTCCAAATAAAGTTTAATCATAGGAAACAACAGTCCCGAATAGGGAACAAACCTCGGCTTAACCAATTAATGGAGAATCACCATGAGAACAGGACCCATCACCAGGGACGCCTCGACAGTCCAGCTTGGCCTTAGCCAAATTCGGATCGGACGGGCGGCCTCCTACATTGCGAATATCAACCCGGCCCTGCTGGCGGCTGACTCCATGGGTGCCATGGCTTCAACCAGCTTCACCTCGGAGACCGAGTACTTTGACTTGGAGTCCGGGTTCCCGTTGTCCCTTGACGCCACCTTCCCCATGCGCGAGACCAATATTCTTGAGTGTGCCTTCAAAGAGATCACTCCCAAGAACCTTGCCATTGCTCGTGGTATGGACCCCCTCGCTGACATCAGCGCCAGCGTAGTAATGGGTAGTACTGTCACAGCAGCGGGTGTTCATGATGTTGATGACATCACTGTCGATAACACCGGCGGAGCTATCAACCAGATCTGGACGATAGTTTTCACGGACGCTACCAATTACCGTGTTTACGGCAATCTTGTTGGTCTTGTGGGCACGTCACTTATTTCCGCATCGTTCGCGCCGGACAACGGAGGACATCCATACTTCACCATTCCGGCGGGCCACGTTAGTGGGGTTTGGGCGGCCGGCGAAATGCAGACCTTTACTACTACCCAATTTCTTGTCGGGACTGCAGCCTACGCAAATGCTCACGTTGGTTCCATTCCGCTTGGCAACTTGGCGGCTCCGAAGTATCTGAGGGTTGAAGCTGTTTATACCTTCCCGGATCCGACCTATAAAATGATCATCATTTTCCCGCGGGCAAACATCACTTCCAGTCTGAGTCTGGATCAACAGCCCGAGGATGTCGCGGCCGTCACCATGTCCATTAAGTCCATGGGCGCTTCTGAGGATACTGCCGGCGGTAACGCTGTCTGGAACAGTGCACCGAACGGTTTAATTCTGTTTACCTCCAGCTAATTCTGGAGATTATCTTGTTGAGTTGGTCGCCCCTTCGGGGGCGGCCTCAGTCCCTTGTGGAACATATTAGAAGGAGACATGTCATGTCTGGATTGAAACCGACCATAGTTATGGTCCAAGTCGGCGTTCGGGAGCCGAAGGAAGTTCCGATCTACCCGCTATCAATGGCCGATCAGCTTGCTATGCCTGATAAGTTGATCGCTGCCGTCTGTAAAATGTCCAGTATCAACTATGCCGAGCTTGCCAAGAGCACCTTGTCTTCCGTGGCCAGTAACCTGGCACCAGCAAGTGTCGGTATTACTGAGGAAGGGGAAAAGTTACCAGATCCGGAAGAGAAAGATATGCTTTTGGTGAAGGTTGTTTTGGATCTGATCAAGGAGAACATTGAGTATATTCTTGAGAAATCCACCGATGGCGTAACCCTGGATAACCTCACCAACGAGCATTTCATCGAAATAGTTGATGACTTATTTACGATCAGTTATGAGAGTACGCTGGGAAAGGCTCTGGACGTGTTTAAGAGGTTGAAGAAACTGCTTCATCGGGACCAGAAGGGGAAAGACCAAAGTCC